GAGTACTACAACGAAACTGCTAAGATGGTTTGGGGTATGGGTAAGCATAACCAACGTAGTGGAACTGATAAACTTCGCTTTCGTTGTTCAGGTGGACCTAGAGCTGGTAGACAGGTAAGCCACCCATCAAAGTGTGCTCAACAATACAACGTTGCAAGAGCGCAACAAATGAAACGAACTCGTGCTAGAACAGCACCGACCCAAGCAAGACGCCAAAAGCGTACTAAAGCAATCAATACAGCAAGTACACTTGCTCGCAAATTAAACAATCCAGGTAAAGTAATTAGACCAAAACCTTGGTATTAATAGTTGACAACAGTAAAAAAGAGTGTATAATACACTTATTAACTGGAGTTATCTATGGCAAAGAAAGAAGTAAGCGACGGCTCAACTGCAAACTATTATGAATTACCTACAGATGCTAAAGAACTACAGCATCTAATTTCCTACAAGAATATGAACGGACAGATGGCCGAAATCTTTCGTGCTGTTTATCGCTACGGACAAGTAGAGCATTCTCCAAGATTGCGTGATGCTAAGAAGATCAAATACTACATTGACGCAGAAATTGAGCGTTTAGAAAAATACGGAGACTGTTAAAAGTCTGGAACAAGATCACCCTGTTTCCAATTAACACCTTCTCTAACAAGTGTTTGGGCACAGTTAGAACATACTGTTTTTAAATTTGTTGGTCGACAGTTATTTAAATTTCCATCTACGTGAAACACTTTAAATACCTCCGGATAAAGTGATTTAAATCCGCACTTATCACAGGTATCTTTTTGTTTGTATCCTGCACGTTTCCATCTAGGAATTCCGTGATAAGGTCCTTTGTTTAAACACGACTCGCACTGACTTCTGTAATAAACTTTATTACCTTTTTTATAGTTCACTGCTCGCGGACGTTCATTACAGGTCTTACAAAGTGGTCTCATATTAATATTTACACCTTTTCTTTCCCTTTTTAATAGTGTATAACTACCACTTTTTTTGGATTACCGCTAAATACAGTTGTATAAAACTTATTACCAATCAGGAGATAATGGGTATGGCACTTACTTCACCAGGCGTAGAAGTTACAGTAATTGATGAGAGCTTTTACACCCCTGCCGCACCAGGGACTGTACCATTAATTGTTGTTGCAACAGCGCAAGACAAACAAAACGCAGCCGGAACTGGCACGGCACAAGCGACATTAGCAGCGAATGCTACTAACGCATACAAAGTAACAAGTCAGAAAGAATTAGTAGATCTTTTCGGAGTTCCTTTCTTTGAAAAGACAGCAAGTTCAACTCCAATTCACGGATCAGAATTAAACGAATACGGATTATTAGCAGCATACAGTTTATTAGGTGTTTCTAACTCAGCATTCATTGTCCGTGCAAACGTGAACCTTGCAGAACTAGAAGGATCAGCAGAGGCTCCGGGAGCGAATCCGGATGATGGTACTTGGTGGGTAGACACCGCAGGTACATCTTTTGGTGTTCAAGAATGGAATGGCGCGGCGATTTCCACTACAGGCGGACAAAAGTTTGCATCTAAAACACCAATTGTATTAACAGACGATGACACATCAAAAATTGACAGTGGCGCACCGAAAACTTCAGTTGGCGCTATTGGAGATTATGCAGTTGTATTTGAGACTGTAGATGGCAGCGGATCTTATGTAGGTAGTAAAGAAAGAGCAAAACTTTATTATAAATCAGCAGGTAACACACAAGCAGGCGTTACATCAGGACAATGGGTAATTGTTGGATCTAACGATTGGCAAGCAAGCCACGCAACTATTACAGGTGGCGTTACTGTACCTGGTACTACTACATTAACAGCAGGTCGTTTTTTACTTAATGATACATTCATTAATGTTGCTGGAACAGACACATTAACAAATTTAGTAGCAAAAATAAACGGCGCAGGCATTACAGGAGTCACAGCAGCAAACGTTAATGGTACACTTTACGTGTACAACGATGGTACTGCATCAGCAGACGGATCTACAGCAGATGCTTCGATAAGAATTGAAAATGATACTGCTGATTTAGACGAAATTGGTATTGAAGAAAAGACTTATTATGGTCCAGCACTTCAACAAACACCACATACAAATCCACCAAGTTGGAAATCAACCGGAGGTGATACTCCACGTCCAACAGGAAGTGTATGGGTTAAAACAACATATCCAAATAGAGGTTCAGATTGGCAGGTTAAGCAATGGGATTCAGCATCTACAAGTTGGGTAACTTATAGTGCTCCTTTATATGCATCAACTCACGCATCACTTTACTACTTAGATAGAGCAGGTGGCGGCGCAAATCTTCCTATAGATAGCCTTGTTGTTCAAACTAATGCTACTGAAAATAGCGGATTTGATTCTAGTCCTAACACAGCAGAATTCCGTGTGTGGAGAAGAGCTGTAGTAGGTCAAACTTCAATTACTTCAGCGATTATTGGCAGTGGTTCACTTACAGGCGGTAGTAACACATTAACTATTGCTGAAAGTATTAAGAATCAAGTTGAATTAGACACTGGTATTGCTGTTACATTTACAGCAGCAAGTGACGCAACTGATGCAGATACAATGGCAGGTGCTATTAACGCAGCAGGATTTACTAATATTGTTGCTAGTGTTGATAGTGATAACAAAATTACAATAACTCACAAATTAGGCGGTGATTTCCGCATCACAGACGGTGCTAATGCTCCAGCAGGAAGCATATTTACTTCGTTTAATTTAGACACAGGTGGCGGTACTGCTAACTTCTATGATGCTCCAGCAGGCGCTTCAGAAGATTATATTGCTAGTAACTTTAAACCACTTGCGGCAGACGACTTCTTTGCAAGCGTAAATGATCCAACTAATGATCCAACAGATGGTACATTGTGGTATAATCCAGAATTTAGTGATGTTGACATTATGATCAACGACGGAAGTGCTTGGGTTGGATACCAAAATTTCAATTCAGACTATGCAAATACTGATCCAGAAGGTCCACAGGTTACTGCTAGTGAGCCTACTGTACAGTCAGATGGTTCAGACTTAGTAGATGGTGATATTTGGGTAAGCACAGCAGATTTAGAAAACTTCCCAACAATTTATCGTTACAACGGTGATTTGTTAGAGTGGGTACAGATTGATAAAACCGATCAAGTAACTGAAGAAGGTGTATTATTTGCAGACGCACGTTACAGTACTTCGGGTGCAACCGGTGATACAGCAGGAAGTATTATAGATTTACTAACAAGTGACTTTGTAGACTTTGACTGCCCAGATCCAGCACTATATCCAAAAGGTATGATGCTTTGGAATTTACGTAGAAGCGGCGGAAATGTTAAACGTTATGTTAGCAACTACGTCGATACTAACGACAGAAATGCAAGATACTCAACTACTTCTACAGAAGAAGCAGCAGGTGGACAACCAATGAGTAGTTATGCAACAGATCGTTGGGTTACTGCTTCAGGAAATCAAGAAGACGGTTCGGGTTCATTTGGTAGACACGCACAACGTATGGTGGTTGTACAGGCACTTAAGAGTGTTGTTGATACAAGTGATCAAGTACGTGACGAAGAGCGTAGAAACTTTAACTTAATTGCTGCACCTGGTTATCCAGAGTTAATGAGCAACTTAGTTAACTTAAACATCGACAGAGGTTTAACAGCATTTGTAATCGGTGATACTCCTTTCCGTTTACCAGCAGATGCAACAAGCCTAACTAACTGGGGTACTAATGCAAACTTAGTTGTTGACAATAACGATGACGGTATTGTTACATACGATGAGTACTTAGGATGTTTTTATCCAAACGGATTTACAACTGACTTAGGTGGTAGTAACGCAGTTGTTCCTGCATCGCATATGATGTTAAGAACTATTGCACTAAGTGATAATGTTTCTTATCCTTGGTTTGCTCCAGCAGGTACTAGACGTGGTGGTATTACTAACGCAACAGCAGTTGGTTACATTGATGGTGACACAGGTGAATTCCAAACTGTAGCACTTAATGAAGGACAGCGTGATACACTTTATGATTTAAAAGTTAACCCAATTACATTCTTTAACGGTGTTGGTCTTGTTAACTACGGTCAAAAGACTCGTGCTAGAAACGCAAGTGCTTTAGATAGAATCAACGTTGCACGTTTAGTGGTTTACTTACGTACACAGTTAAACAGATTAGCTCGCCCTTATATCTTTGAACCAAATGATAAGATTACTAGAGACGAGATTAAGCAAGCAGTAGAGAGCTTACTACTTGAATTAGTAGGCTTGAGAGCACTATATGACTTTGCAGTTGTTTGTGATGAAAGCAACAACACACCAGCAAGGGTTGATAGAAATGAACTATATGTAGACATTGCTATTGAACCTGTTAAGGCTGTTGAATTCATTTACATTCCGCTGAGAGTTAAGAACACAGGAGAAATTTAATTATGCCTATTACTTCACTTAACAACTTTGGCGTACCAACACCAGGAGGCGGCAACCAAGTATTGTTAATGCCTAAACTCAAGTATCGTTTTAGGGTAACACTCCTTAACTTCGGTGCTGAAGCGGCAACAGAATTAACAAAACAAGTTGCAGATGTAACTCGTCCTAATGTAGGATTTGAAGAAATTCCATTAGAAGTTTACAACTCACGTGTATACCTAGCAGGTAAGTATACGTTAGAACAAGTAACATTAAACTTACGTGATGATGCAAGTGGTTTCGTACAGAAACTAGTTGGTCAACAAATCCAGAAGCAATTCGATTTTATTGAGCAGGCTTCTGCACGTAGTGGTGTTGATTATAAGTTTACAACACGTATCGAAATACTAGACGGTGGTAACGCTAATTTAGCACCGGTTGTATTAGAAACATTTAATCTTTACGGTTGTTTCTTAACATCAGCAGATTATGGTAACTTAGAATATGGTGCAAACGAAGCAGCAATGGTTGCATTAAGTATCCGTTACGATAACTTAGAGCAATGGGCTACTGATGCTAGTGATGTTAGCGCAGTTGGCGGCATTGGTGCAGCAGTTGGACGTACAGTAGCAACAGCAGGACAAGGTGGTTTAACTACTGGTTCAGGCACTTAATAAAAAAGAATCATTTGATTCAAAAGGCCCAGGTTTTATCCTGGGCTTTTTTTATGGATAAATATTAGTATGGCAAATAAATTCACAAGATTCTTACAAGGTTTCGGCAACGGCTTAACTAGTCCTAAAGGATTAGTAAGTAACTGGCAACACGCAACTCGCTTGTTTATCGATGATACAATGCGTCTTGCTCCTAAACATAAATTTAATTATTATGTTCATTTTGACTTTGATAAGATGGCTGTGAAGGCTCCTGGCTTTTCAAATAAACATATGCAAGAAGCCGGTATCCTAGTTAAAACTTGCGACTTACCTAAATTTAGTTTCGATCTGCGTACACTAGAACAATACAATCGTAAGAAAAAAGTTTATACTAATATAAACTATGATCCTATCACATTTACAATGCACGATGATAATAACGGTGTTATTAATGCTCTATGGGCAATTTATTATGGTTATTATGTTAAAGATAGAAGTTTACCTCAAATGGGTTTCAATGCCAATCATTACAGAAAGTCAGAAGGCGGGTTACACGGCTTTAGATATGGCTTAGATAATAATAGAACCTCTGACATATTTAGATCAATTAGTATCTACACAATGGGACGTAGACGTTTTA